CATATCAAAAGCTGTTTTCAATTGTCAATAAATCTTTGCTCTTGACATTTATTTTTGTTATGTTCCTTGTATGGCAGAACAAAAAAACACTAAATATTTAAGTGTTGTAGCCGGTGTACCGTTAGGTATGATTAACAATGCAATTAAAGAAATTGCAAAGACACGTAAAGTGTTAAAAAAACGAAGGGTGGGGAAAAGAAGATGACTACTGAAAAAGGAAAAGAGGCTTTTCAAGAGCCTATTAGACGACCTAAACGTAATAGACCTATAAGGCCAGGTTTTGGTGTAAAGCCAGGTTCTGGTGGAGCAGGCAGTTTACCTATGACCGGAGGTATTTTAGGTATAGCCGCTTCTAAGGTCAAAGACTTTTTAGATGAAATAAAAGAAGAGACTGAGAATAGTAAAAAAAATGTCTTGGGTACAGACCCGGCAGTTAGAAACAAAATGAGGGTAACTGTAGACGAAATAAAAAAAATGTCACCAGGTGAAAGAAAAGCTAGATTTGGAAAAGCATTTGCAGATGGTGGTGTTGTTGATCTTACAACTGAAATGGTGATTGATGAGTAACGTTTTAGCATATGCAAATCTAGGTAAACGTAAAAAGAAAGTTACCAAAAAGAAACCTAATATAAAAAATCTCAAAGAGCTTAGAAAAGCCATGATGGGCGCAAAACGAGGCGGTAAAAGATAATGGCACCACGTCCAGCATTTTTATCAGGTTTAGGTGGAGGTAGAACGACCCCCACAGGTTTACTGCCACCTTCACAAAGAGATAAACCACAGCCAAGAAGAGATTTCAGTGATGTAAGTGGCTTTACCAATATAGGTACAGATCGCTCCAAACCAGAATTTTTAACTCCTGCAAAAAATATTATGCCAGTTGTACCTCAGTCGAGAGACATGGGTGCACTTAACGAGGCAATTTTTAGAAATAGAAACACAGGCGTTATGAACATGTTAAACAGAGATATGCCTCGTTCTGCACCAGACATGGCTGGTGGTAATATAGCTCAACAAGTTTTAGGTGATGCATATAATAAAGCTGTGGGTCTTGGTTACCAACCTAGTGAACTTATAGATATGGTCAATACCGCACAAAGTTTTGGTCGAGGTATTGATGTCGACAAATTTAAAACTAGCTTAGATCGCTTTCAAGGTTTTCAAGATGCTGACGGTGGTATTTTTAAATTTGAAGAACCACAAGAAGATGGATCAACAATTACAAAACAATATTTAAGTGTGTCAAGACCTGAGTTAACCGCTAATGCACCTACATTAGCACAATTACTCGAAGATATAAGTGGTGGTATTTCGAATATGGTTGGCGCTGGTGCTGATTTTGTTATGGGCGGTGGAGCTACAGGTAGAATTTTAGAAGGTATCAAAAATCAATTTAATCAAGGCAGGGATTTTGTTGGTCAGTTTACAAACCCTGGAAACTTATCTCAGCGATTAGACGCTGCAGGACCAGAAGCAAAAAGAATATATGCCTTAAAACTTAGTCAGGGAGTACCATTTCAACAGGCTTTTGAGGAAGCAACAGGTCAAAAATTTGCTACAGGAGGCATTGCTACTCTACAGTAGATAGATGTGTCATGTTCTTGATCATACCTTTAGGGATCGTGGTCGACCGACCAAATTCTTTTGATATAGGCATAAAGTCCGCTATTACTGTAATAGACTCTTCTGTTTCTTTGAGGATTAACCCATAACTATGGACCAAGGCCACCTCTTCAAGTTTATCAATATCTTCAGGCTGATACCAACCAGATGGGTGTTCAACAGTATCAAACCAATCTATCTTGACAAGTTTGTAGCTCATGTAAATCACTATATATACTATTCTACAGAAATTAAATCTAAACTTGACGGAAAAACGGAAAATTGGTTTACATATTTACAAAGTAGTAAAAATATATATATATCAAGGGTTTCCTCTGTAAATAAGTTGTTAAACGGTTGTAAATATGTTGGTCATCATTTACAAAGTTTGTTGAAAAATAAGGCTTTTTCATGAAGAAAACATTAGAACTCACTCCAAAACAAGCTCAATTTGTTAACATTTTTATCGAAAAAGGGCTACAACAGAGTGCAAAACAGTGCGCAATTGATGCTGGTTACGGTAAAAACGTGGCTACTGTGATTGCGAGTAAGCTGCAAAACCCCAAATATTACCCCCATGTCGTTCAAGAAATAGAAAGAAGACGTGCAGAACTAAACAGGAGATATTCCATTTCCTACAAATCACACATACAAAAACTAGCAGAACTACGAGATAATGCAGAGGCTGCTGGTAACTACACTGGTGCTATTGCTGCCGAAAAATACAGAGGTATGGTGGCTGGATTGTATATTGATCGTAAAGAGATTATGCATGGAACAATAGATCAAATGTCAGTGGGAGAGGTAGAGGAAAAGTTAGTTGAGCTCAGAAAAAAATTATCCCTTCCTGGGGAGTTTGAAGTTATTGAACAGGAAACATTACAAGGGGAATCTGTCGGAAGCGATAGCGATAGTGCACTTGATGAAGATGGGCAATCTGGTATTCAAGACACTACATGATACCGGCTGTGTTGATTTTGTGACCATTGATAAGAATGGCAAGGTTAACCTTTATGACGTAAAAACTAAATCTGTTAGGAGAACAGGTAATAGAAAAGGTCATCATATAAGTCGATTACGATCTCCATTACAACAAAAGCTAGGTGTTAGCATCATATATGTTGACGTTGACACTGCAGAGATCCAGGTGGTGCAACATGGCAGAAGAACGTAATCTTTGGGCACAATTAAAGAGAAACACAAAGCCTGTTGTATGGACACGAATTGAAGCGACAAGTGGTCTTGGAATACCTGATTTACATGGTTTTTTTCGCAGATGTTTTTGGGTAGAGCTGAAGATAATAAAGAACAACAAAATAACCTTTTCGGCACACCAAATTGCGTGGATAAATAGGCATATTACATTGGGAGCTCCCGTATTCGTACTTGCGAGAGACCCTCTCTCGAAGACCCTTAAATTATTCTCAGGGTCCATTGTCCGTAGTCCGCATACCGTGGACCGTGTACCTCCATTACTCTCCATTCCATCCCGGCCCCGAGCCGTAGACTGGGAACAGTTGCTGGCCCTGCTGGGGAGCTGGTTACCGGGTGATTCTCCATTGTCCATTGCCACTAACCCTATACACCTTCTCCATTAATATGGGAACCGGAGCTACCTGCAGATCCAGGCAGGTAGTTGTTGACACCAGCTCAGGAAGATGGTAGTGCGTAGATATTCCTTCTTTATTCATGTTAGCCAAACACATGAACTCGGTGCATCAGCGATGGTGCACCAACCTTTCTCCATTCTCCATTACCAGAAGCCAAACTAGAAGTGGTACTAGTAGTAAGAAAAAAGTGGCTCAGGCGCGGGAAACCTGCTGGTAAAAAAAATTACATTAGCTCTTGACATCCCAACATATTAGGACTATATATATTATATGAGCAATGGT